AACAACTCTCATATTAAGTCTCGTCCATCAGGTAAGCAATCTGGTCGTGGTCTTTCTGGTTCTTTACTTATAATTGATGAGGCTGCATTCATTGAACACATTGATACAATTTGGGCTGCTGTTTATCCTATCATCTCTACTGGTGGTCGGGCTTTTGTGTTATCTACTGTTAACGGTATTGGTAACTGGTATTACGATACATGGACACGCGCTGTGGACGGTGCTAACGCCTTTAATCCAATCCAGATAGGATGGCAGGACCATCCTGAATACAATCGCGTAGAAGGCTTTGAGTGGCTCTACAAGGAGATGGAGCAGCGTGACCCTCCTATGGATATAGATGAGTGGGAACCTACTACACGCGCTAACATTAGCCACAAGAAATGGTTACAGGAATACGAGTGTGAATTCCTTGGTACAGGTGATACCTTTATTGAGGGTATGATTCTGCAAGCACTGACGGAGAACATAAATGATAACTTCTACCGTAAGTACAATAATCGAATGTATGTCTGGAAAGACCCGGATCCTAACTCGACTTACTTTATGGCGGTCGATGTGGCGTTGGGTCGTGGGCGTGATTATTCTGCTTTCCAAATTATTGATCTTTATTCAGGTGAGCAGGTGGCTGAGTTCTACTCAAACACCACTCCTATAAATGAGCTTGCTCGTATTTGCTTCGATGAGGGCAACTATTATAATTTATGTCCAATTCTCGTTGAGCGAAACACCATAGGTAACAATTTACTTGATTACTTATTCGATCAGCTTGAGTATGAGAATGTCTGGTTTGACGAGAAGCAGCAAATGGGATTACAGATAACAGCTAAGAATCGTGACAATGTTCTAGTCGAGATGGAAGAAGCGATTCGCATGAACGAAGTTAAAATTAATTCCAAGAGAACTGTTATGGAGCTTAACACCTTCATTATTAGTGATAACGGCAAAGTTAAGGCAGATACTGGACAAAATGATGACCTTGTGATGAGTTTAGCACTATCTATTTATGGTGGAAGACGATACCGAGAAGAGAACCCTGAGATAGTTAAATTTAATCCTGCTAAGGAGCGTAAACCTCCAATGCCATTAAAATCTCAAAAGATCATGACATCGACGGGTCACACTAACGAGGACATTACATGGTTAATCAAATAAACGAGAACGCTGGTCCAGGACATACTACATGGACTCCAATGGGTGATGGTAGTGTTACTACCATGTATTCAACTGGGTTCATGTCTAAGATCTTTGCTAAGTTCTTTGCAACAGAAGCTCAACGCAAGTTAGCTATTGGATCAGACCCCCGTAACATAGAGGGTGATCTTGTAATCAATCCTAACGCTCTTGACAGCGTTGCTAGTCCTCTTTGGAACTACACCCGTGGTCTTCCCTTCATTCCTGAGTCTGAGCTTAACAGGAAGCGTAGGTATGATGAGTATGAGAAGATGGATGATTATCCAGAGATCACCGCCGCTTTGGATATCTATGCTGATGACTCTACACAGAAGGACCTAAGAAACAAGAGATGGAAGGTAGTATCAGACAGCATTGATGCCATCGAAGAAGTTGAGAGATTATTTGATCGTATTCGTTTAGAGAGGTACTACTGGGATATTGTTCGTGGTACTTGTAAGTATGGTGACACCTTTATCGAAACTGTAGCTAATGCTCGTAACATGGAAGGTGGTATTGTTAAGATCAAGGTTCTTAACCCTTACTACATTATGAGGATAGAGGATAAGTTTGGTTATCTTAAAACCTTCATTCAGGAGGTTCCTCAAAGTACTTATAACACTGGAGATTGGCACACAACTAAGTCTACTTATATTGAGCTAGATAAAAACCAGATCGTTCACTTCCGTCTTCAGACCTCTGATCCTAAGTATTATCCTTATGGCAAGTCCATAATGGCAGGTGCTATTAGAGTTTATCGCTCACTCAAGCTCATGGAAGATGCGATGCTTGTATACAGACTGTCACGCGCACCTGAAAGACGCATTTTCTATGTCGATGTAGGTAATCTTCCTGCTTCTAAGGCTGAAGCTTTCCTTGAGACGATGAAAACTCGCTTTAAGAAGGAGAAATTCCACAATAACAATAAGGTTGATGGTCGTTATAACCCTCTTGCGGTAGACGAAGACTTCTTTGTACCTATTAGAGGTAATCAAGGAACCAAAATTGAGACACTTCCTGGTGCTCAAAACCTAGGTGAGGTCGATGATGTTAAGTATTTCCGTGATAAATTGCTTGCGACCCTTAAAATTCCCAAGGACTACATTGTTGAATACGACAAATCGCCTGAAAGAAAGGCTAACTTGAGCCAACTCGATGTTAAATTTGCTCGCGTAATACAAAGAATACAAGATTGTGTAGCTGTTGGACTTGCTGAAATAGCAAAAAGACACCTAACAATGCTTGATTATCCAAAGAGCGTCATTACAAAACTCAAAATCTCACTTCCAGAGCCTTCTGATGTGTTCATCAAGCGTAAATTGGAGATTGATGAGGCGAAAGCTAGAGTTGTTCAGGCTGTTGTTGGTACTGGACTCTTCCCAAGTGACTACATTTACAAGGAATACTATGACATGACCGATACTGAGATCGAAATTGTCAAGAGGGACCTTGAAAAAGAGCAAGAAAAGCAGGCTGCACAGGAAGCAGAGCAGATAGGTATGCAACAACAGGCTCAAGCTGCTGGTCAAATGCAGCAAACTCAGGCTCAAGGTGAAACTGACATGGCTGTATCGCAAAATCAAGCCGCTATGGACATGGCTGTTGCTGATAATCAAGCTAAAAACGATATTAGTGTCAACAAATCACAGCCAAAGCCAAAACCAACGGCTAAAAAAGAGGAAATTGACCAACTTCGCGTTTTGAAGAGGTCTTACTTGATGAACGAAGGTTCTGAGTCACCAAAATACCGAGCAATCGACCGTATTTTGAAAAATAAAATTAAAAGTGACGAGAACTGAGTCACAAAACCCTATATAAATAGAGATTTGCATCTAAAATATAAAAATGGAAAAATTCTTCAATAAGAGAGATAGAAAAATCTCCAACCTTAACTTAATGGCCGATAGCTTAGGCTATTCTTTACGAGAGAATGTTTCTCTGTTTTCCGTAGATGACCACAACTCCTTTGTTACATTTGTTACAGAGAGTGGTAACATCATCGAAGGTAATTATTACTTTGGTGAGGAAATGATCCTTGATAATATTCAAGTAGAATCAGGAGAGATGTTTAAAGAAGAAGAGAAGTTTGATTCATACACCAAGAATCAAATTTCTTCATTTGTAGAGAACATTTACAACGACGAGTTAGTTGGTGCAGGTGAGATCTTTGATACTTTAATCGAATCATGGAATGCTCGCGTCAAGTTCAACCAAACCGTTGAGAAACTAGAAGAACAAACTGAATCTTTCAACAACACCTTTAACATTGTAGAGACTAAGGAGTTTGAAAGATTTATGGAGGTTTCAGAGAACATTTCTAAGTTCCTACAAGAAAACGCTGAGAAGATCAACGGTATCCCAGAGATAGTGAATGCAGTTAAGCTTTCTAATGTAATCTCTGAGGCTTTTGGTATTCCTCGTATGAACTTAGAGCAGCTTCAAGAGCAGGGTTCCTTCTCTATTGCTCTTGGTGAGAACCGTGACATCTACGAGATGGTATGCAAGCAGGAGCTAGTAAAGAAAGAGATTCTTGAGTCCAAGAAGTCTTTTGATACTGTTTGGGTAACTGAACCTAGCATTTCTAACCTTGCTACCAAGATGTTCGAGGAAGATGAGGAGATTGAGAAAGCTTTAGTAGAGGCTTTTGTAAATGTTCCTTACCTTGCTCTCATCTCTAAGAAGCAACTATCAAGCACAATCTCAAACAATCTTAACACTCTTCATGAGCAGGTTGGTTACACCAAGTCTGACCTTAAGGAATTTGTAGGTAAGCTGTTTGAAATGAAGAAGCCTCTTAAGGATCTTGTTTCAAACCTACTTCAAGAGAAGTACGGTGTTAATGTTAACAACCTTAAGGAGACACCAACCTTTAAGACCCTTCTCAACACTCAGGTTCTTGTAATGGAAGCTCTTGCTAAGATCTCTCCAAGAAACAGTGTTATCAAAGAGTGCTTCGCTGATATGTGCGAGATGCTTAAGTCTAAGAACGGTGTTCAGGCCATTGATGTTAACCAAGGTCTTAAGTACCTTTTTGAGAACTCTGGTTTTGCAGAGCTTTACAGCCAGCAGCCAATCGCCAGCAGCTTCTCTTTAAATGAATCTCTTACCTCTGATGAGGAGGATGTTGAGATGATCCTTTCAGAGCTTATCTCTGAGAAAAAAGAGAAGAAGAAGCTTGATCCTGTAGGGAAAGAGGATGATGATGTCGATAATGACGGCGACTCTGATTCCAGTGATGAGTACCTTAAGAAGAGAAGGAAAGCCGTAGGTAAAGCTATGGGCAAGGACAAGGAAGAGAAGGACAAGGAAGAAGCTATGGAAGAAGAAGAGGTTTCTACCATGTCTACTCAAGAATTAATGAAAACTCTTTCTGACATTGAAGAGTTAGTGTCAGGTCCTGAAAATCTAGAAGATGAATGATTAGATAATCATTATTGTCTAGAGGCAACTGATTTACTTATATCCTTTTTTACAAAGGTATATAATATGTTATGGCAGATCAAATACCTTTAAGGATTGTTTATGTAAGTGGTGTACCTACGATTGGTGAATTCCAATCAGGAGATACCCTTGGTATTGAGCACGGTGGAACTGGGGTCTCTAGCGTAGCACAATTAATTAATTTAATAGGTATAAATAACCTAACTCTTTCTTCAGATCTTCTAGATGTAGCTATCGGAGCACCTTTAGCTTCAAACCCTGTGGCGGGTGATAGTCTTGTATGGACTGGTTCGTATTGGTCTCCTTCTGCTGTTGATGTAGATCTTGAGTTATCATCTATAACTGATATAACAATAAGTAATCCTGTTAATGGTGAAACTTTAGTATATTTTTCTTCTACAGGAACTTGGCAGAACGCTGTTCCTATAGGTGGTGGGAGTGCTGTTGATCATGGTTTACTTACTGGTCTTGAGGACAATGATCACCCTCAGTATGTTCTGTCCGCTACAAACTCTGTATTAAGTAGTTTAGTAAACAGTATAGAAGCGTCTACGGTTGCCTTATCTTCATACATACAGAGCAATTCTGGAGATCATAGCCTTTTAACAAATCTAGACGCTAACGATCACCCTCAGTATGTTTTATCTTCTGTATTTTTAGCTAGTGCTATAGAATTATCAGCACAGGTGGAGCTTAATGAGGCAGATATTCTTGATATCTGGGAATACCTATTTATTAACAACCCTTATTGGGGAGGGGATTTAAGTGCAGTTGATCACAGTATTCTAAGTGGTCTTGGTGATAATGATCACCCACAATATGTCCTTTCTGCTACAAACCAAGCTTTAAGCAGTCTTGTAACCAATGTTGAAGGATCTACTGTAGACATTTCTTCTTACATAGCTGCAAATGAAGCTGCATGGTCAACAGATAATGACACTACAGACCACACTCAATTAACCAATATAGGTACTAACACACACGCACAGATTGATGGTCACATTGCTGATATAACTAAACACTTTACTGTAGCAAGCATTGATCACGGCAGTATTGCTGGTCTTTCTGACAATGATCACCCACAATATGTTCTATCCTCAACAAACCAAGCTTTAAGTAGTCTTGTAGACGGTAATGCAGCGAACATAACTAGTCTGGGTTCTGCGAGTGCTAACTGGCAGGAAGCTTATAATAGGGTAGTTCCTTTTGATACCAGTAGTCCTTTATGGAACAGCGTATATGACCAAGTAAACTCTTTATCTGCTTCTTGGGAAGAGAGTGCTGATATAAGCTATGTAAGCAGTGTAGTTGATGATAACACTTCTGATATAACCTATGTCTCTGGTGTAGTTGATGGACACATTTCAGACATAACAAAGCA